TGATAAAGATGATACCTTCGTCAAGTTTGGTAATTTTAATGATGTTAAGAAAATTATTCAGTCCCGTATTTTTTACCCTGCGTTTATCACGGGTCTTTCGGGTAATGGTAAAACGCTCAGTGTCGAACAAGCGTGTTCTCAACTTAAGAGGGAATTAATCCGTGTTAATATTACCGTCGAAACTGATGAAGACGATCTTATTGGGGGTTTTCGCCTTGTTAATGGTGAGACAGCATGGCATAACGGACCAGTCATTGAAGCACTCGAACGTGGCGCAATCCTACTTCTCGATGAAATTGACCTTGCATCTAATAAGATTCTTTGCTTACAATCCGTCCTAGAAGGTAAAGGTGTCTTCCTGAAGAAGATTGGACGTTTCGTAAAACCTACTGCTGGGTTCAACGTAATTGCCACCGCAAACACCAAGGGTAAGGGTAGTGAGGATGGTAGGTTCATAGGCACCAACGTGCTTAATGAGGCATTCTTGGAGAGGTTCCCAGTGACCTTTGAGCAGTCCTATCCTGTCCCCTCGGTGGAACAGAAAATTCTAGAAGGTGTTGCTCTGGATCTGGATGTTGAAGACCGTGACTTCTGCTCTCAATTGGTAAATTGGGCGGACGTTATTAGAAAAACGTTCTATGATGGTGGTATTGAAGAAATAATCAGCACCCGCCGTCTGGTCCATATTGTTCGTGCCTACAGCATCTTCAAGGATAAGGCAAAGGCAATTCAGGTATGCGTCAATCGTTTTGATGCTGAAACCAAGCAAGCATTTTTGGAACTCTATGATAAAATTGATGTTAATTTTGAACTTCCAAAAGAAGAAAAAACTGAACCAGAATTGGTGATTGAAACAGTTTCTTACTAATACTTCTTTTTACTGAAAAGTGTTATTCGTATAAATATTAATAGCACTTTTCAGTAACTATGGCATTTACAAAAGAAGAAAAATCAGAATACAATAAAAAATATCACCAAAAAATGACGGAGGAGCAAAAAGAAGCAAAACGTCTTTCTGATAGAGAATACTATCATAAAAATAAAGAAAAGTGTAATGATCGTAATTTACGTTATTATGAAAAAAATAAAGAAAAATGCAAAGAACAAAATTCAAAAAGTAGTGTTAGGAGGAAACAAAAATTAAAAGAAGAAGCAAAGAAAAAACTTGGTGGTAAGTGTATATGGTGCGGGACAACTGAAAATCTTGAATTTGATCATATAGACCCAGCACAAAAACAATTTACTATAAGTGCATTTCCTTATTCTGCCGAACTATGGTGGAAAGAAGTTGAAAAGTGCCGTCTTCTGTGCAAATCTTGTCATAAAAGACATAGTGATGTTGAAATGGCAGCAAAACACCTTTATTGGATAAACCTTTCTTTTGACGAACGACAAAAACTCATTCAAAAACAACTTGACAAGAACCTTCCTTTCTGATATAATGACTAATGCATGGTCTCTACTTTACGACGAATTAAAAATGTCCGAAAACTTTGAAACAACTTATGAGAGTTCTATTTTAAAAGAACTTCCGTATCCTTATGAATACAACGTTACTGGTAGTGTCATGGTGGGGAATGATGATACTATCATTAGTAACTCACCCGCAATTCCCTGGAAATATAACGAGGAAAAGATTGTAAAAGAATTGTTAGAATATATTCGTAAAACATATAATCAACACTATTCTGCTGGTGATGATAAAATTCAAACTCTGGATTTGATTGAAGCTTGCGGTGATGGTGAATCATTCTCTCGCAGTAACATTCTTAAATATGCTTCACGGTATGATAAGAAAGGTACTCCTCGTCGTGACATTATGAAGATTCTGCATTATGCTGTGCTTCTAATGAATTTTCACGACAAGAACGCAAAACGTGAAGTCTATTCTCAATGACAATGAAAATGAAACCCCAAATTATGAAACTCTCCGACAAAACTCTAACTCTTCTCAAGAACTTCTCTTCTATTAACCAATCAATTTTGTTTAAAGAAGGTAGTTCACTTCGTACCATTTCTGTGATGAAGAACATTCTTGCAGAAGCAACAATTGAAGAAGAACTTCCTAAGAACTTTGGTATCTATGATCTTAACCAGTTTCTAAATGGACTCAATCTACATCAAAATGCTGAACTTGATTTTGAAAATGACAGTTATGTTGTGATCAAAGAAGGTCGGTCTCGTTCCAAGTATTTCTTTGCTGATCCAAATGTAATCGTTACTCCTCCAGATAAGTCTATTAGTCTTCCAAGTGAAGATGTATGTTTCGTTCTTGATACTAAAGAACTTGATAAACTTCTCAAAGCTGCTGCTGTATATCAACTTCCTGATATGTCTGTGGTTGGTGAAGCAGGTGTAGTGAAACTAGTTGTTCGTGATAAAAAGAATGATACATCTAACGACTTCTCTATTGTTGTTGGTGAGACTGATGATGTATTCACCTTTAACTTTAAGGTAGAGAATATCAAGATCATTCCTGGTAATTATGAAGTAGTCATCTCACAAAAACTTCTTTCACGATTTAAGAATACTGCATTTGATGTCACGTATTATATTGCGATGGAACCTGATTCCACTTTTGAATGAATATCTTTGTAACTTCTGAGTTTCCTGCAGAGAGTGCTATCTGTCTTCCAGATAAACACGTAGTTAAGATGCCCTTGGAGTGCTGTCAAATGCTCTCTATCGTGGCATCGGAGAAATGGGGGCACAACTACGGAACCCTCCCTAAGACCGACGACACCCCCTACAAGACCGATAAGGGTGCCTTCCGTAATCACCCCTGTACCAAGTGGGCATCAAGCACTATTGATAATGCCTATTGGTTAATCAAATGGGGAATGAACTTGTGCGATGAGTATACCTTAAGGTATAATAAAACTCATTCGTGTTACAAAACTCTTGTGGATGCATACTATTTGTTCCCCAAAGGTAAGTTGACGAATGTTACTCCATTTGCTCGTGCTATGCCCGACGAATGGAAATATGATGATAGCATTGATACCTTTACTGCTTATAAAAGGTACATTGCTTCCAAACCTTGGGTTGCATCTAATTATCTTCGTATGCCACAACGAAAACCAGAATGGGTATAAAAGCAATTAGAGTAGAAGTGACAACAACAGTAAATATTCTCGTTGATGACGATGAAGACCACTGGGAAATAAAACAGAATGCGTTACACGCAATTCACGATAAAATACACTTTCTTGAAAAAGATTCTTTTTATATAAATTATGACAAGTGATTTTCTTTGGGTGGAAAAATACAGACCACAAGTAATTGAGGATTGTATTCTTCCCGATGATACTAAAAAAACGTTTAAAGAGTTTGTGGAGAAAGGTGAAATTCCCAATCTTCTTCTTGCAGGTCCACCTGGAATTGGCAAAACTACAATCGCAAAAGCACTATGTAAAGAATTAGGAGCAGATTATTATGTCATTAACGGATCCGACGAGGGACGTTTCTTGGATACTGTACGAAACCAGGCAAAGAACTTTGCTTCGACCGTTTCGCTTCAAGGAACTGATAGACACAAAGTCATCATCATCGATGAAGCTGATAACACAGGCAACGACGTACAACTCTTACTACGGGCAAATATTGAGGCATTTTATAGCAACTGCCGATTCATCTTCACCTGCAACTACAAGAATAAAATCATCGAACCCCTCCATTCCAGGTGTGCTGTGGTTGACTTCACACTCAAAGGAAAACAAAAAACCGAGTTGGCAGGGTCCTTCTTCAAGCGTCTACAAAACATCCTGGATGCAGAGAGCATCGAGTATGATAAAAAAGTCGTTGCAGAACTTATTAACAAACACTTCCCAGACTTCAGACGAGTCCTAAATGAGTGTCAACGATACTCAACAAGTGGGAAGATTGATGCAGGTGTTCTTGCGTCTTTCTCTGATGTTTCTGTAAATGACCTTATCAAGTATCTAAAAGAGAAGAACTTTACAGAGGTTCGCAAATGGGTTGTTTCTAATTTGGATAATGATGCCTCTATGA